GAATATCTTAAGAAAGTAATGAAACCAGAATATTCTCCATGGAATTTTGAAATTGAAGGTAATGCATTTACAACAACATTAAATCCTTTAATTTTATTAAAGAAACGAGAAGAACATATGTATTTCAATTTTGTTCGAATTGGTGGAAGAATATCCGAAGGATGGGAACAAGTTTATATTAAAGAAGGATTAGAATGAAAAACACGGATTGGTCTAAATTGACTAACCAACCATATCACCCAATTATTAATTTTTTCATAGAAAAATTTAAATACCAATCATATTTGGAATTAGGTGTTCGAGATAAAACAAATACATTTAATCATATCAATTGTATGTTAAAAGAAGGGGTTGATATCGATACAGGATGTCAACCTACACATCTTATGACAACTGATGATTATTTCGCTTCGGTTGGGAAAGATACAAAATGGGATATTATTTTCATCGATGCATCTCATGAAAAAAATCAAGTTATGAAAGATTTTAATAATTCGTTAGAACATTTGAATGAAAATGGAACTATCATAATGGATGATATTAATCCATTCTTTGAAGAATTATTGCAAGAACATTTTTGTCATAATGCCTGGGAAGTATTTGCAGAACTAAGAGGTACTAGACCCGATTTAGATATGCACGGAATATATTCATCTTTTTGTGGTGTTGTTAGACGAGGTAAACAACAGACTCACAATTTAACTATTCAACCTACATTTGATTTCTTAAATGAAAATCGTATGGATTTAATTAATATTTTGTCTTGGGATGAGATTGTAGCAAAATATGAGTAAAATAGTTTTATGTGATACAATACATCACGCAACGCCGATATTATTAGAATGGTGCTATGGATTACAAGATTTGGGTTATAATGTTTCATATTTACCAATTCCAGAACATTCTATTTTAGAAATTAATGAAGAAGTTGATATATTAATATATGCAGGAATCCCAGATTCAATCGAATATTTAAAACAATTTGAACAATTTAAATCTAGATTTCCAAACTGTAAAATAATTGGTGCTGGCGACACGTGGCGTGATAACTATGTAAATTTCAAAGGCATTGTTGATTTCTTTATAACAACTCAACATGAATGTCCTAGTTTAATGAAAAGTTATGAATCCAATGGATTTAAGTTATATAGTGTTCCATTAGCAGCTAATCATCGATTATTTTATAAAATTGATACTCCTAAAATATATGATGTTTGTTTCATTGGTAATTTATCTCATGGTTATCGAGGCGAAGATAAATTTTTGTATCCTATCTTAGATAATGAACGGTATACATGCATATTAGGTGGAATGACATATGGAAAATACCAAAATGGATTCATACCTTATCAAGAACATAATGCTATTAGAAATGCTACTCATATCAATTTAAATTTTCATGTGCCGTATCAAAAACCAAATCGAGGCGAACATTATGATAGAGTAGATTTAAATCAATCAGTTTATAATATTGCACTTTCAGGAAATTTTCAGTTATGTGATCATCCGTTAGTAGAAACGTTATTTGATGGTAACATTGTAATAGGCGATGAATCAAATTGGCTCGAGTTATTTGAATATTATTTAAATCATCCGGCGGAACGAGAAGCAAAAGCTGAAAAGGCAATGAAAATTGCAGAACAATCACATACTTGGTTAGTAAGAATGCGAGAATTAATGGAAATTATAAGATTACATTATTTGGATTAATGATTAAAAAATTATATAATAAAAAATATGAAATACAATAAAGTTTATATTGCAGGTGCTGGCGGGATGTTAGGATCATATGTTTATAATAAGTATAAACAAGCAAATTGCGAAGTGTTAGCAACTGATATTGATGTTAATGAAGATTGGTTAGAATATGGTGATATACGAGACTATACGGCTATTAGAAAACAAATAATCGATTACAATCCAGATATCATATTAAATTTAGCAGCCCTAACCGATTTAGAAGAATGTGAAACTAATTATGATAATTGTTTTGCTACAAATACGATGGGTGCAATTTTCTTAATGGAGTTATCAAAAGAATTGAATATACCATATGTATTTATTAGCACCGCAGGTGTATTTGGTGGAGAACAAGATGTGTTTGCTGATTTCGATAAACCAGATCCATTAAGCATATATGCAAAAAGTAAAGTATATGCTGAAAATTCTATTTTAGAATATGATAATGCTTGGATCTTCAGAGCCGGTTGGATGATGGGCGGCGGCAGCAAGAAAGATAAAAAATTTGTAGCTAAAATATTCAAACAAATTGAAAATGGAGCTACGGAATTAAATGTAGTAGATGACAAATTAGGTACCCCAACATATACTGGTGATTTTGCTAATTCTATTTTCCGTCATACAACAGAAGGTTTAGAATACGGAATTTATAATATGGTTAGCAAAGGCGATGCTAGTAGATACGACGTTGCTGTTAAAATGATTGATTTACTAAATTTAGATATCAAAGTAAATAAAGTAGATAGTTCATTTTTTGAACAAGAATATTTTGCTCCGAGACCATATTCAGAAAAGTTAGTTAATTTTAAATTAACTGTGATAGGAAAAAATTATATGAATAACTGGCAAGATAGCTTAACACAATATTTAAAAGAATTTTATGAAAAATAATATCGCAGTAGCTAGACTTTGGCATAAATTAGGGAAATATGAATATTTTTGTTTAAAACAATTAATTGAAACATTTCCGAATATACAATTTGATTTTCATATAGTTTTAGATCAGGCAGACTATCAAGATGAATGGACTGTTAAAATCAACAATTTAAATTTGAATTTAAAAACATATTCAAAAGAATTCATGCAATCATATGCTAAGATGTATGATATTGATTTGCAACAATTTGATTTCAATAAATTTATACATTTTTATCATATTCTAATTGGACATTATCTTCGACGCGTAGAAATGTATGACTACATGTTAACATATGAATATGATATTATTTTCAATTCCAAAGAATTGCAAGAAGTTGAAACATGTTTAAATGATCGTATTTCTTTTGGTATATATGAACCTGACAATACAAATTGCGATAAGGCGTTATTTACACAAATTTGTCAGATATATCAAGCCGATATAACGTCATTACTAAAAAATAATAACTTTAATTTATATGGTTGTAATGCAGGTTTCCAAGGAATATCATTAAAATTATTTGATGAATTCTTATCAAAATCTGGATTCGATATGATGTTAAGCATATTTGATTTTGGCGGTATTTATAAAGAAGATGGAACAGAAAAATGGGGATGGGAACGTACCGTATTTGATACACAAGAACAATCATTCTATAGTTTAATGAATCAACTATATAGTGTTAATTTTAAAATATTGAATACTGATAATTATTTCTTTGCACCTTGTTGGGATGATTTCGATGGTTATATTGATAGAGCAATGAAATCAAATATAGTTCATTTTACGGGTCATGTTAAATCAATTAAGATGTTTGATATCATAGAAAAAAGTTTACAGAATGGATAGAATTAGTTTTATAATTCCTTCAAGGAATAATTTAAAGTATTTGCAACAAGCCGTAGCCTCAATTACAGAGTGTTACGGCTCTGCACATGATATTGTTTTATTAGATGACGCATCTACTGATGGTACTTGGGAATGGATTCAATCTTTAGAAGGAGAACATTTTGTTAAGTACAGAAATAAAGGTCCTGAACGAGTAGGACATACAATATTATATGATAAAGGTGTAGAATTAAGTAGAACAGAAATCTTTAGCATTCTGCATGCAGATATGATTACTACAAAAAATCATGTAGCAAATTCATTAAAGCATATGAAGCCAGGTGTAGTTGTAGCAGCAACTCGTATTGAACCACCTCTGCATCCGCCAGGCCCAGAAAAATATGTACGTGCATTTGGATTTGAGCCCGAAGAGTTCAAACGTGATGCATTTTTATCAGATGTGGAGGTTCTGGAACAATCAAATAAAGATCAGCACACAAACGGCATCTTTGCCCCATGGATGATGTTCAAATCTGACTTTAAAGCAATTGGGGGACATGATCCTTTATTTGCACCAATGGAATTAGAAGATTCTGACATTTTTAATAGAATGCATTTAGCTGGGTATGAATTAATACAAAGCCGCGATGCATTTGTATATCATATGACGTGTAGAGGAAGTAGATTCAAAGATGGAATTGAAATCGAAGCAGAGATTCCATTACCTGATGGTACAATTTGGTATAAACCTAAAGACTCGGAAGAATATAAAGCATTAAGAGCAATTAAATTTAGAGAATGGTGGAGAAAATGGGGACAAAATGTTCTTCATGATGAATTGATGATGCCAAAGGTATTGCCAAAATATAATATAGCAATTCGAGTAGAAAATTGTTCACAAGATTTACTTCGTTTATTAGAGCCATGGTGCGATAGAATATATTCAGATACAGAATGGATGAAGTATATTACGTTAGAACAACCAAATACGAAATTTGATTTAAGAAAACGGTGTCATGATTTAACTGATCTAAATCGTTATGATTATGATGATATCGTAGTTGAAATAAATGGTAATAGATTTACTCAACAAGATTATAATGTTATAGAAAATTTATCAGCTATTATACAAGATTCGGGAGAACCTGGATTGTTTCAATTAGGCAATTTAAAGATAACAATCATTTCTATTATAGATCGAAAAAACGAACTCATTATTTGCAAGTAATCTCTATTGTATACATATTTATACAAAAAAAGGAGAGAATAATGAAGTTTAATGAAATTTTTAAAAATTCAAATGATTACAATGAAAAAACAATCATTGGATTCATGTCATTTGCAGTTATGACACTTGCAATGGTCGTTGATTTAGTAACTGGTTACTTTGGTAATGAGTTAAAATTGAATGAGTACATTTACAATTCTTTTGTAGTTGTAACTTTAGGTAGTTTAGGTATTGCAGGTTTGGAAAAATTTGCAGGTAAAGGAAAAGATACTACTACCGAGGAGGAATAATGAGTTTAAAAAGTTTACAAGAAAAAATTGGTGTTACTGCAGATGGAGCATTTGGTCCTGGCACTATGAAAAAAGCCATGGAGTTCTATAAATTGACTCCAGTTCGCGCAGCACACTTCTTTGCTCAAACCGCTCACGAAACGGGGGGGTTCAAAGCATTTTCAGAAAATTTAAATTATTCAGCACAAGGTCTTCAAGGCATCTTTGGAAAATACTTTCCTGGAACATTAGAAGAGTCGTATGCGCGGCAACCAGAAAAGATTGCCAACCGAGTGTATGCAAGCCGAATGGGGAATGGCGATGAAGCATCAGGGGATGGTTGGAAGTATCGGGGCCGAGGTGCATTACAACTCACAGGAAAATCGAATTACGCAGCATTTGCAGAATATCTTAAAAAACCAGAAATACTAGACACCCCAGATCTAGTTGCAACAACATATGCATTTGAGTCAGCAATGTTCTTTTTTGATCGTAACAAACTTTGGTCTATTTGTGACCAAGGAGTTAATGATGCTGCAATCTTAGCATTGACAAAAAGAATCAATGGCGGTACGCATGGTTTAGAAGATAGAAATACTAAAACTAAAAAATATTACGAATACGTGAAATAATTATGGCATATACAAGAGAACAAATCGAAACAGCTGTTAAAGCCAAGGGATATGCTTGGTTTGAAGGCGCAAAAGACTTCGACGTTAATATTGTTGGAGTTAGAAATTCAGATACAGGAAACAAAGTTACCAATGTATTTGATGATACCATGACTGTATCGTATAAAGAAGGCGGCGAATGGAAATTTGCTTCATGGGCTTGTACAACAGATCCTGGAACAAAAGGTGTTAAACAATATCATAATGCTGCAGGCGTAGCTCGTTTAGTAGAAGGACAATATAGAGGTTCTCATACTTTAGGATTGCACCAAGGTAAATATGAAGCACTTAAACAACAAAAACCAGTTAAGGTTTATCGTGATGCAAATCGTGATATGACTTATGACGAGACTAAAATTGCTGAGGGAGTATTTGGAATCAATATTCACAAAGCAGGCGCAGATTCAACTTATGTTGAGAATTGGAGCGAAGGATGCCAAGTATTCAAGAAGTCGGCTGACTTCGATGCATTTATGGCAATTTGTCGTAAAGCTGCTGCCATCCATGGTAAATCATTTACTTATACATTAATTGAATCAGTGGATATCAAATAATGAAAACAACTACATTAGCAGCTGTAGGCATATATTCAGCAGGTACAATTATGGCATTCATATGCTCTTACTTTTTTAACTTGGCAATGACTAACTCAGATCAGTATTTAGCATTGGTTGGAGTAGTAATAGCTGATGGGTTCTTTGGTGTAATTGCTGGTACTAAACGAGAAGGATTCCAAACACGCAAAGCGCTTAAGGTTTTAAGAACTTTAGTAACATGGGTTATTCTTCTTACGGTGTTGTTGATGGTTGAAAAAGGATTTAAAGGGACTAGTTGGTTGAGTGAGACTGTGTTAGTCCCTTTTATCATGTTCCAATTGCTTAGTGCATTAAAAAATGCATCAATGGCAGGGTTCATTGAAATGGAAGCATTGAATGTAATTCTAGACAAAGTAGATCTACACAAAGGCGATCGTAAATAATTTGGAT